GATATTGATAGCCCAATTTTGCCGCAACAATGCCCCTAACTGATCCCCCCGCAAACGGGTCAATGATGCTGCCATTTGGCACGTTGAACCATTTATAGGCAAGCTCGCAAAGGACGGGATCGAAAATCGAAGTGTCGGAATCCGAAACAAGCCCTGTTTGCCTTTCGCCATCCATGTATTTAATAACCAGATCCATGGTTTTTTTAAGCTGGCTTTCTTTAAACTCCGGCGATTTATCAGCCAGGCCGGCCATAAATAATTTTAGTTTTTCTTCCAGGTCGGGCGTGTTGGCAATATCACTGGTAAGCGCCAATACATCTACAGCTTTAGCCAGCGCATCGCTTGCTTTTTGCTGCAGGTTTTTTGGCAGGTCGGATGGTATTATTTGCACCACCAAATCGGTTAACGGGCTATCCAGTAAAAGCTTAATGCTGCTGGTTATACGTAGGGCATAGCCTGCATATTCCCTTACAGTGTCATCAATCTTATCAGTAATTTCTTTTACTTTCCTTCTAAGTTTTGTTCCGCATTTCATGTTGTTATTTTTTTATGATGAATGAATAAGATAAATAATGTCGGCAACCGCTGCCATTAAAAACTACTTTTAGTTTCGTTGGTAGGCCACAGTATTTTTGATGCCACATTTAAAAACATGGTTACCAGCGTTATGAAAAACCGTATCCACTGATCGGCCAGGTGGCTAAAATGTACCACATCAAAAAGATCATTGGCACCGCCAATGGTGGCAATGATGGCCACAATTATGGTAGGCTTTGCAGCCTTGTTATCAATTTCGTTACTTAAATACTGCTTCCAGATGGTAAGACTGCTTACCACAAACATGGTAACAGCGCTGGTAATAGCCAGTGCTGAGTTACTTGCTGCCGGTATGGTTGGTATTAACCCTTGGAAGGCTGTTAAAAAAATTACCAGCAGGGTAAACAAGGTGGTAATTTTGCTTTTTGCTGTATTGCTCATAAAAAATTATTTTACTTTAAACTGGTTTTTATCAGGCATAATGGCTTCCAGGTATATTAATCGGCCAGCAAATTTGGTTTGCTCATTTTTAACACCATCAGTTGCAGCCCTTAACTCCTTTATATCCTGTATAATGTTTACAATAGCAGCCGTTTGCTGTTCATTAATTTTGGGCTGCATTACCCAGGCATTGTACATTTTTACCTGCCAGCCGCCTACCCATAGCAACGCTGCTGTACAGGCACCGGTAACAACCGTATTAATGTTTATTAGCCTGGTTTCTTTTTTTTGTTGCGCTTGTGGTGACATTGGTAAAATATTTTTTACTATTCCTAATTTAAAATTGTCCAGTCAGCGCTGGAAGCTGTACCGGTTGATACATACAATTTTTTATTTGTTGTATCCAAAAAATAAAGGCCGCTTGCTGCCGGTGTTGTTGCAGGTGCTGCCGTTCCAAATGTCATTGATGGTATTGTTCCGGTTGCAATTGGTAGTGTAAGAGTAGGTGTTCCTGCCGTTGCGGGTGCAACTATTGTTGCCGTTCCTGATGTAGAGCCAACCATTTTTAAAGTACCGTTTGAACCACCCGATAAACCTAATTCAAGACCGCCTGCTACACTTTTTAAAACCTGAAGCCCATTATTATACATTGTCCAAAAATATCCGCCTGACCTTGAATAAAGCTGCACTTCTCCACTACCGCCATCTGCTCTTATTTTTGCAGTTACATTACCAGGTGAATATAGAAAATTCAATTCCATAGCGCTACCGTTAACACCGGTTCTAACTACATTTACCGGGTCAGATAAACCCAAACCATTAGAAGGGGTTATTCCTGTTATCTGTCCGGAAATAACAGTATCAGGTAGATGCATCGCTGACCAATTTGTAAATATTAATTGCTGGTTTGATGGTGTAGATTGTACATAAGTGTATGGGTCTGTTCCGTTGCCCGTAAATTTAATTCCGGATGTGTTATTTGGGGCATTAAAGTTTGCCTGCCAGTCACTGGTGGCAATATTCGATGCAAGGCCACCAAAAACGGCTCCCTTTAAAGTCATAAAATCAATACTGGTTTGTCTTAATGCAAGATTAACGTTACTATTACCTAAACTGTCACGAAGGATAGCAGTGTATGACTGTAAGCGTGAAACTTCTCTCGTTGGATGTGCAATAGTAGTACCCATTTCCAACTGTGGGTTATGATACTCTGCAAACCATGTAACGCCGTCAGGCATCCATCTTCGCTCCATTGCCCTGTGCATACTTGGTTGGGTCGGATCATCTATACCATTTATATTAAACCCATCGGCCATAATAGTATTATAGGTACCACCTGGATTAGGTGCAGAACCCATTCTAAATTTATATGGTATTTCACCTGCATAACTTGCAGTAGTAGGATTATTTATCTGTAAAAAAGTTGAAGAATTTGTTGTAGGGTTGAATGTAATTTGTTTATCGGTTAGAAAGTTCATGTCGTTGGTAAATGTTTTTACACCTGATATGACTTGATTTCCTGCTTTATTTACAGCGACAGAAGTGTCTAAAATAACTGTTGACGTACCGGATAAACCATAACCGGTACTTACACCACCGCCACCACCAGCACCAACTATTTTACCCCAGGCACTGCCACTGTAACTGCATAAGGCTAAAGAATCTGTATTCCAAATTATTAAACCCGTTGCCGGGCTGCTGATGGCATTTTGTTGTGTGGTATTTAAGCGGGGAAATAGTACGCCTTTGGTAGTAGTGCTAATATCCAGCAAAGAAGATGCTGCCGGCGAAACAGTACCAACGCCAATAGAACCATTTGCAAGTATAGTAAGTGCATTAGACCGGGCGCTATTTGATGTGCCATTACCTACCTGAAATATGCGGTTTAAACCATTATATGCAATGGCATCTGCCGCATTCGCACTATCATTAAATGTACCTGTTACAAAACTACCGTACCCTTTGGCCCTTGTTTCGTAGCCAAAAGATGCTGTCATATTACCGGTTGCTTTTGTTCCTTCATTGGCAGCAAAGCCGGCATAACCTGTTGCAATAGTTGAATGATTAACAGCCATGGTATAATCACCATTTGCCAGTGTTGCTTCACCCATTGCTGTAGATACGTTACCACTTGCCATGGTGGTATTACCGGTGGCAAATGCTGCGGATCCGCTGGCCGTATCTTTTCGGCCATAAGCCGTAGCATATACACCGCTGGCATAAGCATCTTTACCAAATTGAATATTGTAATTACCATTGCCGCTTATTCTGCCTAATTCGGTACCATTTGTTTTAAAAACAAGCGGCTGCGCATCTGCAGTGCCCAGGTAATGTATAGCTGGATTTGTGCCCACAGCCCCTTTAATACCCCAGCTATATTTGGGTATAGCCACAATATTACCCTGCAAAATTCGGTTAAGCTTTACCGCTGTAATATTTGATGCCGGGGCAATATCGGTATTAATAGCACTTTTTAATGTAGTAGTATCGGTAATAGCCTGACTAAAACCAGTAAAAGAAATGATCAGGATCAGTAAAATGCAAAAAAGTTTTTTCATGTTTTGTTTAATTGTTTAATAATAAATAGCAGGTATAAGGCCCACACGCTTTACGGTAGTTTCTGTTTTACCAATTGAGGCATTGCCGGCATTAATAGCACCTTCACTTTTAAATTTTGGAAAAGTACCCTCCACACCATCGCCACCGGTAACAGGTTTACCGAAGCCGGTAGCACTATTGGCATTGGGATTAATATCAGTTTTATGGTAATGCTCCTCAATACCGCTATTACCAAAACTACCGGCATCGCTTCCAATGCCTGCCAGGTCAACACCACGGCCCAGATCCAAAGCCCGCCAATGCATAGCACGCATATCCGGCCATGTAAATGTTGTTGCACCATCGCCATCGCCAAAAAAGCAGCGGTAGTTAAGCGGATCACTATCCCAAGTGGCCTGTGGTATGGCAGTAGCTGCTACTGCTGCCCAAAGGCGGGCATAATCTGCCCGGTTAGCAGTATCGCCTTTTGCAATAGCTGCATTTTTTGGAATGATACGCACCAGGGCATCGTTACCCACGTTACCAAAATTGCCAATAGCATTTGTAATTTCCCATTGGGTGGTATTGCGCTTTACAAAAGTTATTTCTTCGCCATCGTGCAGCCACTCCATAGTTTTAGTGGTTTGGCCGTTGGTAAACTGTTCGCTGCCAGATGGCGCAAAACTTACACATTTATTGGCCGGGCATTTCACCTTAATGGTAAGGCACTGGCCAATAATAAAATTACTGAGTGTCTCCAGGGTAAAAGCCTGGTTGCCGGTTACGTTTATGTAAATAAGTTTGCGCAGGTGTGTATTATCTAAAGTAGCACCTGCAGCAAATTCAACCACGCCGGCAAAACCACCAGCCATATTAAGCAGGTAGCGGGTACGGTTAGCCAGTGCAATTACGGCGGCATTACTTTCGCCACCGGTGCCACCCAGCACCGGATCGGTAATTTCTACGTATGGTACCGTAGCATCAAACTGGTTTAATTCGGTTATATTTTGCATGGTTAAATTACTTTTACTTTATACGTTACATGGTAAGCAATGCCTGCCACTTTTGCTTTTGGCGGGCTAAATACTTTGCGATGGCAAAGCACACCATCAATATTCAGCAGGCCCACTTCGGCAACAGTCATTGCAGGGTCGCCGGTTAGTATATCCGTTTCAAAAACAACCGTATTGCCGCTGGCATAACTAACAGCGGTAATTGCTTTTGTAAGTGGTGCGGTAATAGCCGTATCACCAGGTGCAGGCGCAGTACCATTGGTACCAAATGCCATTTGCGTAATGGCTTTACCGCTGGCATGGCCACCCAGCAGGCGTTCGGCATTTAGTTTGCCGGCATCCATTATCAGGTTTGGCCCTTCAATAGTTTCTACTACATTACCGGAAGCATCTAACCGCTGCCAAATAACATTCCCTTTTAAATGCAGGTTATCCTGTAACTGTACCTTTTTGTTTGACATTTTTTATACTTTTATAATTGAACCCATTCCACGATATCACTATCTCCACTGTGATCATAACTGCCATCATGATCACCATTACCATCATACAACAAATTGTTGCTTAATAAAATCACATCATCATTTTCAAAATTTTCATTAAAATCAGCTTCGTCATAATCAGTACCGCTTAAATCGTTAAAATTCAATTCATCTTCTACCAGCAAATTCATATTTACCACTACCAGGTTACTGCGGGTATTTTTATACTCGTTGATCATTTTAATAAGGTTAGCAATAGTTTCAGCCGTTATGCCAACACCTGCATTTAAAAGATCAACACTAAAATTTGCCCAGTGGCCGCTCACGTGCTCAATAATAACCGCATCGGCAAATCCCACAGCCTTCATCGCTTCTTTTACGCCATAGATAGTGCCTTTATACCGGTGCAGTTCAATAGCTTTTTTTATAAGTGCCCGCTGATCGGCTTCGGTTTGTGCCAGGCGCATACCTTTGTAACCCAATACATCAAACTGTTCTGCCAGCAGCGGCAGGGCACGTGCATCTACCTGGTCAATGTTATACACAAGCATTTTGCCCAGGTCGATAGTGGCAAGCTGCTGCATTACAGCCACATCAAAGGCACGTACATCGTTTGCAATGGCAATGCTATCGGGTAGTATGGTTTCTTCACTACCTGTCATGGGTGCCAACTACGGTTACGGTTATGCCGGTGCAATTTGTAAAAGAACTTTTACCAACCACCACATCGGCGGCAGGTTCTATTAAATTCAGACTATAAGTGCCTGTTGTTTTTGCTGCAGCAATTAACTGTGTACGTACAGCATCAATACCCAGTTTATCCTTTCGTTCATCCCTGTAAGCTTCCATGGCTGCAGTACATGCCGCCAGTTCGGTAGCACTTACCGCATCATCAAAAATGGTTAGTTCCACTTCAATGGTATAATCAACCTGCACGGGATCTTTAATAATAACAGTATCGGTTAACGGTCTTCTTTTTTCAGCATTACAGGCTGCAAAAATTGCATCTCTTATCGGCGTGGTTAAAACACCGTTATTCCTGATCAGCGGAAAAATATCTACCTGCCCTGGTATGATGGCATAAGGCGCTGTAAGTTCGTGCCCGATTGTTACCGCCACATCTGCAATTGATGGGTGTGCAGACAGGGCCCAGAATTTATATGCATCATCTGGCCCGGCAACACTAAATACAGATGGTGCCAGCCTTACCCTGGTACGCAGGGCTTCATCGCTTTCTTCATCATAGGAGAATAGGTTAAGTGAATTAGAGCCGCCCCTTATGCAGCCACGGGGGCTACATTTGCGAGAGGCGTGCTTTGTGGTGCGCCCATAAGGGCTTTTAGGTTTGGTGCGAGAGGGTGTTCTGCGG